CTGATTAAAATGGAAAACGAGATCCGGCAGAAGCAGAAGGATGCGCAGTACAAGCGAATTGAGCGCAAGGAGACGATCATCGCGTGGGCGGCTGGCTTGCTGTTGTTCCTGCTCTGCGTTGGCGCGCTGTTTGGGTTCGTCTGGGTAGCGGTGCGGCGGTGATGGCGGACGGCGTGTCAGGCATAGGCAGCGCACCGTTTAACGTGCAGTCAGACATACACCAGCAAACGCAGACGCGTGAGCGTATAGAAGCGCATCTGGTGGAGCAGAGGGTGGCCAAAGAGCATAGGGCCAACCACACGCATCTGGAGGCGCTTCGGGAGCAGAAGTTGGATCTGGGTAAGGGTTATGATAAGTTCGGCACCAAGACCAATGCTGACAGGCCGCAAGGCACAAACATCAACATAGAGGTGTAAGATGGAAAAGCTTTTGGAATATAAGATCATGCCGCGTCTGATGATGGCCGTGATGACGATCATGTATATACGCTGCATCGAGTGGGCGCTGACGCAGCCTGACCTTAGCACGCAGCAGAGTGCGCTTATTAGCGTTGTTGCCGGTGCCATGACTGGTGCTTTTGCCGTGTGGCTTGGGTCTGAGAAATGAACATCCTGAGCGCTCTGATCGGGCCTGCAACGGATCTCGCTGGTAAGTTTATCCAAGACAAGGATGCCGCCGCCAAGATGGCGCACGAGCTGGCCACGCTTGCCGATAAGCAGGCCCAGCAGGCCATGCTGGCGCAGATAGAGGTCAACAAAGCCGAGGCTTCTGGAAACTGGTTCCAAGCGTCATGGCGACCGCTTTGCGGTTATGTGTGCGTTCTGGGGTTGGCGGTAAACTTCCTGATCTCGCCAATTGCTGCGGGGTTTGGGTTCATGGTTCCACAAGCTGACATGGGTGTGATGATGCCGGTGCTAACGGGCATGCTTGGATTGGCGGGCATGAGATCATATGAAAAGGTTAAGAGGGTAGCAAAATGACGTTTAAACTATCAGCACGCAGCCGCGATAAGCTGTCAGGCGTGGACGAGCGCATGGCGGCTGTCGTCCATAGCGCAATCCACAGAACCAAGATCGACTTCGGCGTCATCTGCGGGCTTCGCACCATCGAGGAGCAGCGCGAGCTTGTGAAAAGCGGCGCGTCGCAGACGATGAAGTCGAAGCACATAGACGGGCTGGCCGTCGATCTCATGGCCTATGTCGGCCCGCGTGGATCGTGGGAGCTTAATCTGTATGACGACATCGCAGACGCAATGGCAGAAGCTGCGCGTGAGGTAGATGTGCCAATCAGGTGGGGTGCCGCGTGGACTGTGCCAAATATAGCACAGTGGGATGGCACGATGGAAGATGCGATGAACGATTACATCGACACGCGTCGCGGCCAGAACCGGAGGCCCTTCATTGATGCCCCGCATTTCGAGTTAATAGTCTAACCTAGCATCGCCTGAACGCTGTCATCCATAGCCTGCCGCGTAAAATCGGCAGGCTTTATGCGTACAGTTTTGCCGCTTGGTGGGCCGCGCAGTATAAACAATCGTATATCTAGCGCCACATACGCAAATATGTGCGCATCGCCGTTTGCGCGTGTGAACATGTAGCACGGTTTTCGCTTACGATCACCGCGTGGCTCAAGGGTCGCCTTTACCTGCATCGTCAAAAGCTCACCGCTGGCCGACTTAACCCATAGGTCATCGTCCTGCATATCGACTCGATGGCAGCGTATCCCGCGCTGCTCAAGTTCGGCGGCGACGAGAAACTCGCCAGCACGTCCGACGTTGATGCTGTTGGCCACAGCCGGAATATACTATAAATATCATAATGTTACTACGGGCAAAGTTGCTCGCACTTATATGACCGCCAAAGCTCCTCAACGCCCCATAGCTGATCTTGCGGCATAACAAAGCATTTTCCCCTACCTAAATCAGTTTGCATTGCTTTTTCGACAAATGCCTTACGTGATATGCAGCCAGCAACGTCCATCACATTTTCGTCATCTGTCTTTGTCACAAGCACGGCGGCGCGTGACTTAAATGCTTCAAGAGATTTAAACAGAAGCTGGCCTGTCGGGTAGAACGTAGACTTAACGTCTATGCTTATTTCGCCAATCCATAGATCAACGCCGTCATCCACGCCCAGCGTGTTGGGGTTATATGAAACGTCATAAAGCTTGGCGACAGCAACCTCTGAGCGTATGCCAAGGAAATCCAGATCAACGCCGCTGCGTACATCGCGCTGCTGATTTACAATGCCACCGGCCCGCGCAAGTGTTGAGCGCAAATTAGCGCTTTGGCGGCAATCAGCCATATCCTTATCTGTGAGCTTGATTAGCATTATAAGGCAAACTCTTCCTGCGTGCGCAGGCGGTACAGTTGCTGACCCTCAATAAACGACGTCTTAACAATTGTTCGGCGCTCACGCATGGTTTTCAGGCCAATGTCGATATGGACGGCGTCCTGCTCAATCATGCTGCACAAGTCACCCACCGACAGCTCGTCATGCCTGCTCAGGCAGCGCTTGATCTCTTTGCGCAGCTTTTCAAGCGGCCACGGCTTATATGCATATGCGTGCATAACATCGCGGCCAATCAGCCTGCGCTTCATGCGCGCGTTCTCGATGATCGCCAATTCTTTCCAACGCTCCAGCGGTGTTAGGCTTTCCGTCATAGCTTTTCCTCCATTTCATCGAATCGGTGTGCCAGCTTGCGAAGCTGTGTGGCCATGCCCTTTTTGACGTAGCCAGTGAACAGCGGGCGTCGGTCTTTCGCCTCCAACGCTTGTCCGGCGATCAGCGCAAACGTCCTGCCGTCTTCTGGGTGGTCGCAGATTTCAAACGTTATGTGGCCCACCTCAAAGCGCTCACGAATCGCGTCAGGATGCCTGCGCTTGGATTTCAGGGAATGCTTGCTCACAGCCGCTTCTCCAGCATCTCGCACAGCGCCATGATCTCTTCGGCGCGCTGCTTGATCGTCAGACGCTCAGGGCCACGCCCCGCGTCCATACGCATGATGTCTGCCTTGCGCCTGATCGACATGACCAGCATCAGCGGCGTTGGCTGCGTCGGCGTACTGCTATCCTCGTCGATATGCGCGCCCACGCTGGCGCTGTTTTCCAGTTTAGATAGATCCCATTTAGCCATTGTTACTCTCCTGTGTTGGCCGTGGCTGTGGTCTGACGTCGGGCCACGGGCGGCGGTAGTCTGCCTCGCCGCCCATTTCAACGCATTGCGGCTCAAAGATCCGCGCTAAGTCGTAGTATTTCGCAAACGCTTTGCACTCGTCTACGGATGAAAAGACGGCGAATGCCATGAAGACGGGTTCAGCTAGGGTCATTGCGCTGCGCCTCCTGTGATCCACTTCAAGTGCGGGCAAGCGTAATCATCGCACCCATCTAAAAGCTCGCCCTGCACAAATTTAGCGCCGCATATCCTTTCAAATCTTCCGCTTGGGGTTTGACCTAATGAGATCAACTCTTCTTCAATCAAAGACAGGCAATCCTTAGCGTCACAATCATAATTTGCTGCGTCAGGGTTTTCTTCTACTTCTTTGCGCAAAAAAGAATTTACATTTATGCCAGTTTTTTTTGACATTTCCAGCGCACAAACTTTTACGGGGTAATCATAAGTTTCAATCATAAAAAGAAGCATTTTTCTGGCTTTCCATAAATGCGACAAATCATATACCACTGGTCGGTTATGGATGACATTATATTTTGGCCGTTTTGATTTAATAAAGCTCTTTTCAATTTCTAAAGCCTCCACCCTTGTGTCGAACCAATCAATTTCAATTTTCTTCACCTTCTTGAACCAATGCTTATCTATGGAATGCTGCGTGGTTCTAAACGCAGGGTTGTTTGAAATACCTATGTACAATATTTCTCCATCACCTGATTTGTGCGTGTACACAGCGGTCGCATCATCAATCATTAAATTGCTCCAATTTTCCATCTATAGCCCGACGCAATTTAATTAAATGAAACTTATTGCTATCTTGAACAATCGAGCAGATGAGATTGTGAACAACTCTTCCTGTCAACTCGACAACGCAATTTTCTCCGTTGTAAACTGATATAAACATTTCGTCTGCTAAAGGGTTGCTTGGCTGGTAAAATTTAGCCCCCTGCCACACGTTTCGCTTCCCTCGAAACGTGTGCCATTCGCCACCGTCCTTATCTCTCAAAACAGAAACACTTGCCGTTGATTTGTTTCCGTTCTCAAATGGCGAATACAAGTTTATAGTCATTCCATCTCCTCCAGCCTTGCATCAACAGCATCCTTAACAAGCCTGAGATGATACTTGGTTGATTGGTCAATTATCGCCAACACAGTTTCATGCACAACGCGGCCTTGCAGATTAACAACAGGCTTTGCGTGATCCAGTATTGTAAGCTGCAAATTATACAGGCTGCCATGTACGCCGTCATCTCGGAACTCTGCGGTTTGGTTTGCGCTGACTTTATGCTTGTACTCGAAATATTCATCGCGGGGAGTTGTGATATATATACCCATCACATCCACCCCATGCTAATGTCTTGTGTCCACTTAGCCATTATTCTTCCTCTTCCTCGCTACGCCAGTCGAAGTCATCTTCGTCTTGGCATTCTGGGCAGCGCACCGTTGTCCACGCATCGCTGTCCGGCGTGTTGACGAAACTCGGCAGATCGATGAAGCCGGTTCCGTCACAAGTCGTGCAGATCATTTGTAAACATCCGCGTTAATGCTCCAAAGCACTAAGGTTGCGCGCTGCTGGCCTGCACGCTGGTTTACATGCGCTCGGCATATCTCGCCGCGTGAGTGCATATTCTCAAGATGCTGCGACAGCTTGCGCGGCTCAACGCCAACGACGTCAGCGATGTCTGCCGTCTCGCAATATGTCACCTCGTCGCTCTGTAAGAACGCAAGGATCTTCCGCTGGACGTCAGCCCAATCGACCTGCTTAGGCTCCTCGGTGGGAGCTTCTACGGCTTCTGCTGGCGCTTCATTCGCTGTACCCAGAACGTCACGTGCAGCGCGTCGTTCCTGCACGTAGGCGGCAACCCACGGCGTGCGATGGCGCTGATCCTCGACGGAGTTTTGCACGATAATACCGATGCAGATGTCATCAAGGTTTGCGTGAGCTTGTTGCAATAAGCGCGGCGAAATATGTACGCTTTCACCGTTGTCAGTGCGCACGCCAAAGCCTGTGCCAGTGTCGGTGATGTGCGTTATTAGAAATTCATGTGTATGCGTCAAGTTCATTTTGGTTTCTCCTATTAAGATTCATTGGTCATTACTTGGCCGTAACCTGACTGTAGTCTATCTAACAGATATCTGTCAACAATTAACTTATATCTAAGTGCTATTGACACGATATATATTTACATCTAGGGATGGTTGCAGGCTACAGAAGGAGAATGAAAATGGAGCTACAACAGTTATTGGTTCGCGTGCGGCCAGAGGTGATTGCGGGATTGGACTTGTATAAGGACAAGACGCGCATGACGAAGGCGGCAACGGTAGAAATGGCGCTGCGTGACTTCTTAGCGAAGCACGATATTGTAGTTGAGCAACCTTTAACTGAATAAGGACTCAACTATGAGCGACCCCGTAACCATTGGCATAGACTGCGGATATCGTACTGGCGGCGTAGCAATCATCACAGATACTTGGTCTGAGGTGCATGACTTGCCGGTGTATAGTGAGGGCGGCGTGGACGTCGTGGCGCTAAACGATATTATAATGAGCTGCGATGCTGTCGATCACATATGGATTGAGCGGCAACAAGCAATGCCAAAGCAGGGCGTCAGCTCAACGTTTAAGCTGGGCTACGCGTTTGGCCAGATCACATCTACTGTTGCGCTTTCTCGATCAAGGTTTACGCTGGTAGGCCCAGTTAATTGGAAGCGTGCGCTTAATTTGCCAAAAGACAAAGACGCAGCAAGACGTCTGGCGCAGCAATGGTTTCCTGATAGGGCGTCGGAATTAAAATTAAAAAAGCATGAGCATCGCGCAGAGGCGCTGCTGATTGCATTATATGGAAGGGGGCGTGCATAATGGTTATGCGCAAAAATATGTCGAACGAGGCATATCATTTAGATCCGGCAATATCATCGTCAGACGTAAAGACGGTTAGCGGCAAATCGCTGGCGCATTGGAAAGGTCAGGAGCGCAAAGAAAGCGTCGCATTTGATCTTGGCACGGCAGTCCATGCGCACCTGTTAGAAGGAGAAAAAAACCTAGTCAGATGCGGGCCGGAGACAAGGCGCGGCAAGGAATGGAAGCAGGCAAAAGAAGACGCTGACAAAGCTGGTGCTGTGCTTCTGCCGGAAGCCGAATATAAACAAAGCATAGATATGGCGCAGTCCGTATTGCAGCACAGCGTTGCGCATCATTTGCTGACGCATTCTGATCTAATTGCAGAAGCGTCATTCTTCGTAACAGATCCCGATTTAGATTTGCCGCTCAAAACACGCCCAGATGGTCTATTGGTCAAGCAGGGCGTAGCGATAGATATAAAGACATGCGTTGACGCGTCGCCAAAAGGATTTGACCGAGCGGTCAGGAATTTTGGCTACGACATACAAGCGGCGTTCTATTTGCATTGCCTTAATCTTGAGGGGCTACGCATAAAGCAGTTTATGTTTATTTGCGTTGAGAAGGAAAAGCCATACGCCGTATGCGCTCACG